TTAAACTCACGCGTCTGAGTCTCATAGAGATCAGCACGTGGAGCCTTCTTAATTTCAGTCTCCATTTGTTCAATTACTTGAGGTTCTATAATGCCATTGTTCCAGACCCACTCTACACCTTCCATTATTCCATTTACAAAAGCTGTTGGTGCTGATGGATCTTGTACGATATCAACCGTATTAAGAACGAAGTCGTCTTTGACGTACATAATGCCACTTTTTTCCTCAAGGCTACCCATACCACGAGTTGACACTCCTAGTTGAACACCACCTTCAAGTAATCCCTTAACGATATTACCCATTGGAGTATCCAATACTTGTGCCTTTCCTACAACATCATTTCCTTTCCAAGAAAGTTCTGTGATCTTGTGTGAAACTTTATCCAGATTTACAGTCGGTCCTTCTGGGTGATTCAATTCACCTACCGCTCTGTTCTGGGAAACTTGTTCTGTAACGTACTTATCTACTGCGCCTTCCATTATGGCTTTTGGATAGATACGTCCATTTCTATTCTTTGCTTCGGACTGCATGAACACGCCTTCTATGAAGTGGTTCTTTGTACCGTCTTCTTTAGCTTCTACAATACATTCAATGTTTTGTTCGTTATATTCTGCAATCAGTTTCATTGTTAACCTCTAACCTCTACTGCTACAAATAAAACTGTAGCAGCTCCTGCAAATAGTTTATCTGTTTTAGCTTTATAGATGTTAACAGTCTCCTTTGGAGCAACTGTCATTGTACCTAGCACAGCACCAGCAGCAGTCGTTTTTGTAACCAATGCTACAGCTGTTCCAGTATTAATAGCTCTTACTACACTATGTTTACTAAAATTAGATGCAGCTGAGCTTCCGTTAGCTGCAGCTTCGGTTGTTAGTGGATTTAATATCATTTGTTATCCTTTATATGTCTTAACAAACTGTTTAGCCATCTTCTCAGCTTCACGTTGAGTCTTATAACTATCTAGTCTATCACCATCTAAATAAACTACAAACCCTGATGACTCTTTATGTATCTTAACAGGAATTCTGTCTATCTTCTTATTAAAAACCATCTGTCCTGAAGGTTGTCTATTCAGCTTTTCTCTAAGTTGTCTAAACGTTCTCATTCCAACAGGCCTATTATATTTATAGTTTATTTATAATAAAATATTATTCGAGATCTTCGTCGTCATCTTCCATGTCTAATGCTTCTTCAGCACCAGCATCAAGCTCTTCTTCTGACTCGTCTTCTATCTCATCATCACCATCTAAGTCTAACTCATACACATCAGGCTCTGTTTGAGCTTCTGATCCAATACCATTAAACATCTGATCAGCAATCTTAACCTTCTCTTGTTCTAGAGATTGGTTCATTACATCACCCATGATATCTTTAAATGTAGGAGCCGCTGATGCGAAGTCCTGGTCTAATACTTGGTCAATAAAATCTGATACTTCTACCATACTATTCTTCCTCTTCCGTTTCAATTTCACCAGATGCTCTTTCATCTGCTATTTGCTTCTTCATATCGTCTATTTGAGAATCATCCATAAATAGAACACTCTTCATGACATGCTCTTTAGAGAAGAACTCTCCAACATATTGTTGCATCATATCAAGAGTTTGTAATCTCTCTCTTAAAAGTTCTGCTTCTTTTAGTTCTGTAAAGTGACTATCACGTACATACTCTACAGAAATATCTTCTTTCCAGTTATCCCAATCTTCTTCTGTAATAATACCTTTAAGAATTAATTGCTTCTTAACAATATTATAGAATAGATTATCAAAACGAGCTCTTAGTCTATCAATAAACTTCTGGAACTTAAGTTCATCTCTAGTAATCTCAGTAGAACGACCTAGAGAGAATTGAGACTCTTGCTCAAGTCTATTGATAGGTACATTCAATGATCTATATAGGCGTTTCTGGAAGTATACTATATCATCAATCTGACCTAGATTCTCTCCGCCAGGTAATGTAGATATCTCTGTACCTCTACCACCTTCACGTCTTGGAAGCCAGAAATCTTCTAGCATAGACATGTGCTTACGATCATCTCTAATAGCACCTGTGTTAGCATCATATACTAACTTGTTACGATACTTAGTCATGATGTTCTTCATATACTCTTCTGATTTACCTTTAGGTAGATTACCTACATCAATATAGAATATACGACGCTCAGGAGCTCTAGCTAGTCTGTAAATAACTAACGAGTCTTCCATCATACGTAATTGGTTGATTGGTTTTAGAGCTTTGTGAAGATGTGATACAACCTTCTTACGTGCTTCATCTAATAAACCAGATGTAACATAAGAAACAGAATCAGGAGTAATCTTAATACCTTGATTAGTTGAACCAGCCTTCTCTTGATAGATATAGAACTCATCTACACTCTCAATAAGAGTAGCACCTGTTTCAGGATCTTTCTTCTTCTTAACTTGTTTAACCTTTTTAATCTTTGCAGCATCAATAGGTCTAATCTCTTGAATACCTGCTTTAAGATTATTCTCGTCTAGTACTAAGTGATGGAACATACGTCCATCAATATACCAACGTTTAAACAAATCGTGACCCATATCTCTAAAGTTAAGCATTGAGAGAACGTTTGTGAACTCTTCATCCATTGCTTTCTTTATTTGATCACTAATACCTTCTACATTATCTAAATTTAATTTAACAGAAGCTTCTTCGAATGTAGAAGAGATAGCTTCGTTAGTAATATCTTCAACAGCAGCATCTACCTCAGGGTGATGAGATACAGAGCGATACTGTCTAATAAGTTGTTTTTCATCTTTAGATTTTTCACCATCTAAATCTACGTAGGTACCATAATGTGCACCTGCAGCTGTGACATAACCTGCACCATCTTCGTCAACTGGAGGTACAATAGATTGTAACTTCTCCTGCTGTTTATTACGGGCCCGTTTAATCTCAAAGCCAAATAATTTAATACTGTCTTCAGCCATGTTAATTCCTAATTAGAGTAAGAGGGACCATCTCTAGTCCCTCTATCTATTTATAGTGGTCTTACG